GTTTTTCCACTATGGCAATAGTAAATAAACCTTGATTGTGCATAACTTTTTTGGTAATGGTCTGTATTCAGAAAGGAAAACAATGAAATTAAAAGACTATCGTACAAAAAATAAATTAAGCTGCTCAGAGTTAGCAAGAAAAATAGGTGTTCATAATATAAATCCTGCGACTAATGTTTGGAGGTGGGAGAATGGACAAAGAATACCTCGTAAAGAAGAGATGAAAAAGATTTACATAGGAACAGAGAAACAAGTACAACCCAATGACTTCTATGATCTCAAAGTATAAGCACGTAAGAATTACTTGGCAAGATATATGTACTGCTGAAGAAGCATGGACACATGAAGATGAGATCCTTCAACATGACGTAGCTACTTGTACTGACACCGGTTATATCTTTAAAAAAACTAAATCAAAGCTATGGCTTTTTAGTTCTTACTCTGAAGATGAAGATGGTTTAAGTGTGGGAGGACTTACTGCATTTCCTATGGGATGTATTAAAAAAATAGAGATATTAAAATGAAGATAATAACTATCTTAATTGTAGCAATGGCACTTACCCATTGTAGCAAAATACAAATAGGTGATTGGACTTATGATCCTAAAACTGCAATGATTAGACTTACATTTGGAGTATCAAAGTAATGACTTATGTAGGTTTGTTTGAAGAAGTTGATTTGCAGCATAAGATTAAAAAATTAAAACAAGAATTAAGAAAAATTAAAGCTGATAAGACTAGAGGTCAAAATGATCTTGAAAGAATTATTGAAGAACAGCTTAAAGAAATAGATACATTAAAAACAGAAATTGACATCAAAGAATTAAAGATTGAAACTTTAAAAAAAAAGCATGAGTTATAATCCACTACCTATTTTTTGCACTATTAAACCTAGTTTCATTAATGGTCTAGGTCTATTTGCTACAAGAGAGATAAGAAAAGATACTGAGCTAGGGATCTCACACATTGAAGTTGATGATACTCTGTATCGTACAGCTCTTGGTGGTTTTATTAATCATGCTGAACAATCTAATTGTGTAAGAGTAAAGGTTAATAATAAATGGTACTTGAAAACAACGATAGATATTATGCCTGAACAAGAACTCACACTAACTTATAGTTTGTATAAACCTGAATGAGATTTGCTAAATACTTTGACAAAGACTTGTATTCAAAATGGCATAGGCTTTGGGAGGGTATCGCAATGGCAGATGTGGACTCGGTTGAAATATGTCGAAATAAAGGCTGTTGGAAACCACTAGCCATCATTGAACACCTCTATGATACCGGCTCTGATAAAAAGAAATACACCAACATAGTAGAGCAAATAGGAAAAGGTTTAAATATCCCTGTTTATCTCGTATATTACAAAGAGGTAGAGGATGACACCCTATCGTTCCGAGTTGCTCAAAAATACCCTATCTCTGAGCCATTAAAGGCTATGTCTGAGCAGGAATGGGTCGGTACATTGTTTCATCTCCAAGCTGAACACCAAAAGGTATGTAAATTTAAGAAATGAAAAAATATCTACCCCATATTAGAATACCTTTTAAATTATTTGATGATGAGAGGATTAAGAAGATACCTGAAGAACACCGATCATCTTCTTTGCTCATCCTCATTGCTTTATTAAAGTTTGTTAACTCACAGAATGGTCAATGTTATCCTCGCCAAGCCACCATATCTAGTATGGTATGCCTATCTCGCAGTACCATATATAGATGTACTGATTTATTGGTAGAGGTGGGGATAATTAAAAAGAAAAGACTTAAATCTACTTTGTTATATGTAATTAACCCTGATTACATTGTTAATAAAAAGATAGATGTGTCATCAAGAGACTATGATGTGTCAAGAAAACACATACCACGTTTCATGATGACTGACATTAGTAAATCTATAATTCAAGAACCAACTTATATTACTAACATTATAAAAGAAGTTTCAGATAAAGGAGGTGATCAATCTAAAATAATTAGTACACTAGCTACTCTACCTGCCGATACTTTAAAGAAAGCCATTAAAGAGAAAGACAATATATTTTATAGTAGAATGGCACTAGAAGAACAGTCTAATAAAAGGGGTAAGCTCGTGGATATACCTAATGTTATTAATAATATAAGAAAGAAAACCCATTTTGGTTATCAGAGTAAGGTAAGCAAGACTAAACGAGATTATGACAGGAAGATTAAGTCAAAAGATTTATTGCGAGGCGATAGCCAAGACTAGTGGTAAGAGATGTAGAGCCAAAGGATATTTTACACCTACTACAAAACGATACTTATGTCGTTTTCATGGGTGTAGTCAGTCTGTGGATAGTAAAACAAGAAAATACAAGGGACTTTTTAAGAATACTAATATAAGTATAGATGCAAAGATTAAACGATTAAAAAACTTAAAGAATTTTAAAGATAAAACTTATGAGCAAATCAAAGAGTATATCCAAGCCGAAGAGCAAAAATCTAGTGCTTTCGGATATAGAACAAAATACTATCTTAGAAATTTTACACGATGGCGTAACAGCTTACGAGTTGGCAAAAGAAAAACAGATCAAATTGAAAACTTTATACAATTACTTAGATCGAAACCCAAAGTTTAAAGAGGAGTTTAACAAAGCACAAGAGATAGGTATTAAAACTTTAGTTGAAAAGATGTGTGTTATTTTTAATACTGAAACTACTGGACTTGATAACAATGACTTGCTTTTTGTAAGAGAAAAGAAAGATTGGTTAAAATGGATAGCTCCAAGAATATCCTCGTTGTTCCAAGAGAAACAAAAGATAGATGTTAAATCTGATAGTGTTGTTAAGATTAGTTGGGAATCTGAACCTGATTTGATTAATGTATCAGAGGATATAGTTGATATACCCTCTAATAATAAAGATTAACTATTTAATTGTTTTTTAATTTTTTCGTAATTTGATTTATTCCATTTCATTTTAGTTGTAGAAATTTCATCATAACATTCATACATATCTGATTTAAAAGACACTTCTACATCTTCTGGATAGTCTTTAAATACAATGAACCACATATTTTTGTATTCGTCACATCTTTTTATTTGTCTATCAATACCTCTATCTCCAAGATACCATACACATTTTTCTTTTGTTTTCATTTTCCCCTTGTTTAGTTGTTTGTTTTTATAATGAGTATATATCACACCTTGAACACTCAATATACTTAAGCACGTTAGAGCTTCAAGCTCTTTCATACTTAAATCTTTTTTACCACTTGCTATCAAAGTATTTTGATAAGTGTCTTTGTAATTTTTCATTATGTTTTTTTTGTTTGTGTTCCTGGTATAGTTGCCAACCACATACAACAACAGCTACCAATATAATTAATATTAATTGCTTATCACTACTCATTATTTACCTTTCATTATTGCTTCAAATATTTCTGTTGCCATATCTACCTTACCAAGTAAATAATGATCGTGATGATCTTCGCATTTATTTATACTATCTACTTCAGTATTGTCTAAATGCTCTTGGCATATATCTTTTATTATTTGTAGTTGCTTCTCGCTGCTCATTCATCCCCCTTTATTATTTTTTCTAATAATTCTTCAGCAAAACATATTCTCTCTCCAATAATTTGACCCTCATCTTCATCTTCTTTACGACCACAATTAAGACAAGTTTCTTCTTCATATTTTAAGCTGTTTAAAATTTTTGATTTAGATTTTATTTCTTCTTTTAACCATTTTTTTATTTGATTTATCTGCTTCTCGCTACTCATACAGGCAAACCTCCTTCCATATAATTTGGATTATCAACTTTATATTTTTTAGTATAAGTATATTTTTTATTTAACTTATCTATTTGCTTTTCTAAATTTCTATTTTTATTTGTTAATTTAGACCATTTATCAAAGGCATCTTGTTCTTTTTTTTCTGTTTCTTGTTTCTGTTTTAATAGCTCTTGCATCTTTACTTTATCAGCTTTAAGCCATCTCTTTTTAATCAAATCCATAGTTTTAATTAAAAATTTATCTGTCACATTTAAAAATAAATTATAATAATATCCACTACCCATCATTTACCTCCTTTTATTGTGTTTAGATCTCTTTGTTCTTTAGCTGCTTTATCAGACTGTTCTTCTACCAAGTCCATGCTTGATTTGATAGCTGATAAATTCTTTTCATTAATAAACTCAATCACATTATCGCTTAGTCTTATACTATCTCTAAATGGATTAAGCTCGGTCCATGATTTGTCGCTTGGTACGTTGGTTAAATCAACCCCATTCTTTTTTTTAACGTAGTCAATCAACCATTGAGATAGTTTATTTTTCATCTTGTACCCCTTCTTTTAATATGTTTTTTAATTCTTGCTCATAATCGAAAGCATATTCTTTTGATAATAAACATAAATCATTAAACATATTTTTTAATAAGTTATCATTTATTGAGTTAGGTCCAGCTTTAAAACAAGCATAAGTTAATGCAACTCTATAAATTAAATCTGTTTTATCTATTCTCATTATTCCCCCTTCTTTTTATTTTTAAATTTTTCTATATCATTAATAATAAAAAAATAGTCTAATAAACTTCCTCTATCACTTAAAGATATTTTATGTGTATTATTCATTATTCCTCGCTTTCTATCTGTTTAAGTCTGTTAAGATATATTCGCCAGATTTAATTTTGGCTCTTGTATCTTTTATAGTTTCATTAAGAAATATATTTCTATACTTGCCGGTTGTATTTGAGTAGTTCCAATATTTTTTATCTAATAGAACTTCTCTGTCATTTGATTGCACAATTACAGAATTATAACTTTGAAAAAATGTATTTCCAAAATCGTCATAAATTATAAATTGATTTGCTATCTTGTTTCCTTTGTTGCTTTCTATGTTTGTTACTTTCATTGTGTTTCCTTTCTATTTTTATTATATTAAGTTTTCGTTTGCATAATCGCTTAATCTTTGGCTTATACTTTTAAGATCAGCATTTTCACCTTTTACAAGTAAATGAAACATATTCTTAAATGTTTCAT